ACTATAACAGAATGCAACTTCCTCTGCGCGACGTCGAGGTCGGCGATGGGGTTACATATCAGTTCTGTTCCCACAATTTTAGGATTGTGGACGGTGAGTGGAGATGTTGGCTTGACAAATGGCAGCGCATGCTATGGGAAAGTTCCAGAAGCTGCGTGTTCGACGTCGGGACCAACCACAATTGGATCCAGGAAATCAACGATATGCCTGACGTTGAGACACGCGACAAGATTGTGCAATTCATTTGGAATAGAGCCCAGATCCTTTACCGTCAGGGTCATGAAATTATCGAAGAAAGCGAAAAAGAACGCTGTGAGGCCAGCTAACTTACCAAAGAAAAACCCTCAAACCCCACCCAAATCCCAGTCAGTTCCGGCAAAAAGTGTTGCCCAGGTCAACTATAATGCTCCTCCTAAGACGGTTCCCGCCCCAAAGGATCATTATGCCAAGGCGTTACTGTTTCCCTTCTCAATGGAGGCCTTAGGAGCTCGTGTACCAGACCAGTATTTCTCCCCAACAGCCACGTTTGCCCTGAGAGAATTTGCGACCTTAACCTCGGACGCCAGTGGAAATCTGGACCTTATCGCCATGCCGAACCCCTTGGTTCCAGCATGGTCCACTCGGTCCAATGTTTCCAATGGAACGACAATGGTCACCCCTGACGGTACCATTTACCCCACTGCGGGTTTCCTCAATTCCTCAACTTCTCTTGGTAAAAAGCTTAAGAATTACAGGATTGTGTCATGGGGAATGCGTGTTCGCAATACTTCCTCAATGACTAACGTCTCTGGGGTGGTGACTACCGCATTGGTTCCCTCTCACTTCAGGCTCAAGACGCCCTACGCCCTCGAAATTGGCGGAAACGGAGCGAACGGGGCTGGCGCATCCAACCTCACCATAGGTAATTGGCTTGGAGCGGCAGGCATACCGTTCACGGGCTCTGGTACGTCGGCTAAGGTCGACACCTCCAGTCTTCTGGATCTACCATTCCACTCTCGGTACCCAAGTCTGCAACTTGCGGAACAGGGTATTGAGGTGAGACCCAAGTTGGTGGATCCTTCAGGACTTCTGTTCAGAAACGCAACAGATTCCTTCTGGGGGGAGGACATGCAGGCTACCACGTCAGCAATATATGTCCAACCAGGAGACGCCTCCTACACCATGTGTGATGGTTGGACCAATATCGTCCTCGCAGGTAATGGTTTCCCGGCCAACACGTCTGTGATGGACGTGGAGCTCATATATCACCTCGAGGGGTCGCCAAATGTTGATTCTGGTACTCTCTTCATTGCCGATACCCCGGTCGTTAAGCTCGACCCCATCGGTGCAATGATAGCGATTGCCGGCCTCAACAGAGCGCAACCCTTCGTGAAGATCGCGAGCGAGGCTATGAGGGCGATGGCAGGATAGGTGGGATGAGAAGGAC